TTCAGGATGTTTTGGATCAGATACTACTAGAATATTTGAATAGTAAGATAACTTTCTTTTTCTTTTTCTAGCAATTTCTTTATCGGCTTCTATGCCAGTATTCCATAGTCTAGTGTTTTCTTCACTAACAGGATCTTTTTTGTTTAAAGTTGTTAATGAGTTTTCAATATACCATTGACCACCTGGTCCTTGAAACGCATGATTCCAGACTCTTTGCCACGGCATATCTTCGCCTTCAATTGCTGGTAAAAATCTTAGCACGGCATAGCCATTACCTGATTTATCAAGTTCAGGTTTCCATAACCTATCGTCTTGGTATTTGTTTTTCTTTTCTGGTTGTTCGATTGTGTTTTCTAACTGTTTAGTTAGTGTGTCAAAGTTTGACTTTGACTTCTTTAGGGCTTCTAATGCACTTGACATTGTATGTATCTCCTTGTATATATTGTTGTACGTATTTGTATTAATGTAAGTATAGTATTATTTATGCTTCTTTTTCTTATCATTAATAACTTTTTTCACCTTTTCTGTAAAGGTAAAAAATCTGTTTAAAATTTTATATAATATTTCATCAAACATATGTCTATTATATCACTTTGCACTCAATCTGTCAAGCAGCTGTGCTTGATCAATATATTCTAAATTGATGTCCTCTTGTGCTGTAAATACGTCTATTTTTCTGTTTGTAGGGCTATCGTTTAATTCTTTGTTTACTTTAAAAAACTTAATTTTAGGATTTAACTCCATTAGTCTTTTCCATTGTAGTTCCCAATTACCTGATGGTGTTGGTTCAAATTCTGAAGCAACATAGTTCTTTGTGCTTTTGTACAGATTGTTAACTGTGTTTGTATCAGATACTAGATCATGGCCTATCATATAAATCTCATCTGGTTTTTCTAATTTTGTAGCAATATAACCTGTTGTAGGACCACACGCCCAACCATCATCAACACCATCTGGTTCACACTCTCTTATGTCATAAGATTTATCAGGTTGTTTTATCCATGAAACATAAACGTGGGAATTGTGTATATGTTTTTTTACTCGTTCTCTATCGCCGCCTTCTTCTTTTGCCTTTTTTAATATTGTAATAGCACCTTCAATTGTAGAACCGTGTGTAACAAATTCTTGTGAGTCACCTTGTTCGTTTGCCTTTATCAAATCAAACTCTTTCATATCTTTTAAATCTTGTATTGAAGCCATACCCTCAACAATACTTTGATATAACATTGCAGGAACTTTAGTCCATGCTCTAAAATAGCATGGTATTTTTTGTGCAATACCAGAGTGATATACTTCGTGTATCATACCACCATCAACCGAAGTTAAAACATCTATCAGTTCAGGATAATCTCTATAGATGGCATTACAACCATATAACTTACCATGCGGCTTTAAAAGATTTAAATCAAAATCTTTTCTACTTTCACCGTTGCCAATTAAAAATACTCTATTCATCTTCGTTTCTTTATATGTTGGTAATCTATGTATTGTGAACACCATTCATAAAAACTATCATTATTGGCAGGCCAACAATGAGCAAACACTTTATCTTTTCTGTGTTGTCTATATTCTTCTCTTACTTCTTCTTCGGTTAGTTTACGCTCTTCACTCATACAAAAACCTCTTTCATAATAAATTTACATTTTGTTAAGTTGAAATTGACAAATGGTTTTAACTTGGCAACCTTAAATGACTTTTCAGGCCATATAATAGTTTCGGCAATTTCTTTATCCCAATTTTTACAAAACGATAATATCTTATCCAAGATGATGAATGTTTGTACTCCGATTTGTTCAGAAAGAAGTAACCGTAACAATCTCGGGTGTTGACCATTAGATATACGAAAAATATCATCAAAAGAAATCCTATCAGCATCAATGATATTACGCAATAATAAGCAATCATTTCTAAAATTGTATGTAAATGATTGATTATATTTTTTCCACTTTGTATAGTTTGTTTCTCCATCAGCTCTAACTAAATTTCCTATCCATGTTTTTGAATTATGAAAGAAATTACATACAAAATATTCTAGCATTTCTTCCTTATTGTATTTAGTTGTAAGTTTATGAAAAAAAAATCTATCATTGCGTTTTAAAAATGTATTAAAAGTTGCATTAACTTTGGCATTGTGTTTGTAAAAATCATAATTAGAGGAAGTGAAGTGTAGTTTAATAGCCAAATATAATGTATAAGCTTCATAACTGTTCATATATAAATTTTGCTATTGCTTCTTGTCCTTTTGCGTTAGGGTGTGTATCTATTTCTGATATTCTATATTCGTCAAATAGATTAATATCACCTAACACTTTATTTGAAATATTATAACCATCCAATCGTTGAGCTGTGGGCCAACCTATAAAGTTATGATTTATCATATTGTAATATGGACTTTTTATTATATGATTGGTACATCTTATTTCACCTTTACTTAACCATGTTTTTTCATCATTTGTTAAATGTTGTCTTTTATTCATTATAGGTATTTGTTTTTCAGGATTATCAGGAAAATCCTCTATTTTTCTCCTCATAAGTTCTTGCCAATAATAGCCTTGAAATAAAGGTAACATACCAACTTGTTTATAGGGTATTTTTAAATTTTCACATAGATTTTGAAAAGTATAAAAATATATTATTGATCTATCAATTAAATCTGTTATATATTCTTTATAAAATAAAGCTGGTCTTTCATTTTCACCATATATATGAGTTCTCCATATTCCGTTACTTTTATAATCACGTCTATTAGCAGATGACCAAGCTGCTATACATAATCCTATATCTGAAGGTTCAATTGTTTGAAGTTTATCAATTAGTGTACTGTAAATATATTCTTGTCCTGCACCACTCATAGCTAAATTAATACAATTCATATCTAATTTTTCAGCAAGTATTTCAGGCCATTTAGGCCAACTACATTCAAGTTTAGGATGTTGCATAGATATATAATCTTTTTCTGTATAACTATCTCCACTAACCAATAATGTTTTTTTCTTCATATAGGTAAAACTGCTGTACTTGATTTTTCAACCATGTTCAGTTTTTGTGCCTCTTCTTTTATTTTTTCTTTAAGTGATTTGTTTACAAGTGGACCGACAGATGATAAGTCAATATCATTATCTTCACAGTATTTGATAACTGCGTCCATATAAGTTATTTTCTTTTTTTTTACAATGTCCTCTATAAGAAGACCAAACTTTTTACTATTCATTAAATTCATAATATTATTATAACACTTTATATTAAAATTGTCAAGCCTGTGTTCTGTTACTAGGTCACAGGCAACCCTTAACTGCTTATGCAGCCATAGCTAAATTGTTAGCATTTATGATTTGATAGTAGGTTATCAGCCATTAAACTCCAGTATGTTTTAACTGCGAATCGATCCTAGTTCCACCCCTAAAATTTCATTGTTTTAATGGTGGAGTGGGAGGGAATTGCACCCTCGTCTTCTCCAGGTATTATCATACCTTCAACGTTTAATTCTTTAATGGTTTTGTTAAATCAAATGTATGAAATATCAAACATCTTTCAGCACCACTTGGTATATCAATTGTAGCTGTAGTTTCTGTATTATCTTTGTTTATATAATAAGTTACCATATATACAGGTTGACCATCTTTTTGCATACCTTCTCTACCTAATGATACGTTTACTGGTTCAAAACCAAAATGATTTAAATAGTTATCTACTAGTTCTGGTTTCATACATAGTGCTGGTATTTGTTGAAAATAGTACTCACCGTAATTACTTTCGTGGTCTGCATATACTATACTAGAAATTAGTAAACTTAAAACTATTAGTATTTTTTTCATATTTCCCTTTAGCTGTTATGGTCGCAAGTAGGATATATTAAATCACCTTTTTGATTAATTCGACTATTGACTCTTTATCAACTATTTATATTATTTCTGTCAAAAAAGTCTTTAGTGTGTTTATAAAATAACTCTTGGTGTTCTTTGATTTTGTTTTCACCGTGTATCCATTCTTGTACAAAACCATCTTCACATGCAGCTAAAATTACTGTTTGTTCTATCTTTTTGTCAGGATAAATTTCTTCAAACATTTTTGCATATGCTGAACATTGTAAAAAATTAGCATAATTATAATCTTCGTCACGTCTTTTTGTTGAGGTTTTAAAATCAACTACAGATAGTTTACCTTTATATTCAGCAATACAATCAACTTGACCTGCAACACTTATCTCTTTTGAATACAAATATTCTTCTATACAATGTATGTTATCGAGCCTAGCAAGATAAGGTTTCACAATTCTAAACAGACCTAATGGTGTAACAGCAGTTATACCTGCCGACTTGTCATCTTCATTTTTTAAATGATTTTCTATTAATGTATGGGTTGCTTTACCTCTATTGATAGCAGATGTAGAAATATAGTTAGCCATTTTTTCACCAACTGCATTTCTCCATGCCTGTATACCTACTTGTTTTTCAGGTATCTGTCCTAGTATTGAGGTAACGGAAGGCATATTAACGCCATCAATAGTATAATATCTTATGCCATTTTGACTCTTGCCTTTTACACCTAAAGATTT